GCCGTAGAAACCGCCCCTTGGGCAACTGCAAACCCTTAATCTAGGAGACTGACAAATGGCTGAGAAAAAAACAACGCCTATCGTCATCGACGACAAAGAATACACTTTTGAAGACATGACTGCCGAGCAGCAGGAAATGGTAAACCACGTTGCAGACTTGGATCGCAAGCTGTCATCCACACGGTTTAACACGACCCAGCTAGAAGGTGGTCGTAAGTTCTTCATTGATATGCTCAAAGAATCTCTGGCAAATACACCAGAGAACGCGCAAGAGGTAGCGGCTGAATAATGGAAATGGATATGTTGTGGTCAGCGGTGCTTACCGTTGCGTTGGGACTCACAGGTTGGATTCTTCGTAGCGCGTATGCCGAGGTGCAGCGTATCCAAATCCTGCTTAACCGCACTCGTGAAGAGATGGCGAAAGAGTATATCACAAAAGCCGAGGTGCATCACGACATAACTCGTGTGCTCGACAGGTTAGACAGGCTGGACGAGAAACTTGATCGTCTGGTGGAACGAAAATGATTTGTACTCTGGTCCTGATAGCTTGGGGCCAGAGTTTTCAACTGGGCTTTTACAAAGCCTGTTTTTACGACTGTGGGTCGAAACGCTTCGGATATTATGATAGAGTATATCGTGTAAGTCCCGATTATTTCTGTCCTGCGAGGTTAACTTTGACCTAATGGCGATTTTGGAAACCATAGCCGCTGCTAACGCGGCCTACAGCGTCATCCGCACTTGCATCCAGAACGGACGTGAGACAGCCGATCTTATGTCCAATGTGGGCAAATTTCTCACAGCAGAAGAAGAATTAAAGGACGCTGTTCAGAAAAAGAAGAACAGTCCGATTACTGCTATTACTGGTGGTGCTGAAGGTGACTGGGAAGAGTTTCAGCAGCTTGAGAAAATAAGAGAACAGCGCAAAGAATTAGAGTCTTACATCCGCTTGTACGGAAGACCGGGGCAGTGGGACAGGTGGATTCAGTGGCAAGCCGAAGCTCGAAAAGCGCGACAGGAAGCCAAGAAAGCCGCCATGAAGAAGCGGGAGGAACAGATTGAGCTTATACAAACTGTTACTATTATTGCTCTTGCTGCAACAGGTGTTATTTTGGCTATTTATTATTTAGGCGTTTATCTGGATCGCTGGTGATGTGGGTTCTTGTCTGGATACATCTTACCAACGGTATGTTAGAGCATTATCAACTAGGTACATTCTCTACTGAAGACGCGTGTTATGCCGAGAAAAGCCAAGCAAAAGTCCTCAAAAAACATCAAAACAGCGGACTCTTTTGCCTCGACGTTAAGGTACAATAATTTGGGACAATACGTGGTATATGACAAATCAGGAAAAGTGGTTATAATCACGCATCATAAGCGAATAGCTGAAAGGTACGCGAATGACAGTAACGATGGAACGCTTTCTTGAATGGAAGATAATGCCTCGTCTAATGATGTTGGTAATGACGATTATGTATATCCGTGTGATTGAATGGGGTATGTCTCTTGATGACTTGTCAACGCAGCAGAGTGCTATGATTAGTGTTGTTAGTGGTGCTATGACTGGTACGATTGCCGTATGGTTGGGGAGTGAGAAGAAATGATACAAGCACTTATAGGCCCACTGACTGAGTTAGCAGGTGGATGGCTCAAGGGTAAAGCCGATGCCCAAGCTGCCGCTGCTAATCTAAAGCTGGTCGAGGCGGAAGCGAAAGCGACCATAATGAAGTCTGCCGCTACGTCTGAGGCTGAGTGGGAAAAGATCATGGCGCAGGGCACCATGAACTCTTGGAAGGACGAATATTTGGTACTGCTTTTCAGCATTCCATTAATCTTGTGCTTCACAGGAGATTGGGGGCGTACCACGGTAGCCGAAGGATTTGCTGCTTTGGAGACAATGCCAGAGTGGTATCAATATACGTTGGGTGTAATCGTAGCTAGTAGCTTCGCCGTGAGGTCAGCTACGAAGTTCTTTGGTGGTAAGAAGTGATGGAAAACCTGAAAGTACCTATAGCTCTTGTAGCGGCGATGGCTGTGCAACTTGCTGGCGGTGTCTGGTGGGTATCACAACAGGCTGCAACTATTGCGAGCCTAGAAGAAACAGTTAGTCAACTTGGTTCAAAGATGGCTATTGAAGATAACGTCAATCTCAAGCGTGACGTAAAAGATGCGTTTATGGAGATTGAGTATCTGTGGGATGAAGCTGATGAAATCTGGGAAGAACATGAGCAGCTTGCTTCTACTATTAAAGCAATTACCACATTACAGCAGCGTGTAGCGTTGCTTGAAAATGAACTGAAATATATCAACCGTGACCATGAGGGAATGTTTGATATGAAGGGGAGTATGAAATAATGGCAAAAGGTGATGCACTAAAAATGCTGCAAAAGAAATGCGGCGTAACACCAGATGGGGCATTTGGGCCTAATACAGCACGAGCGATTGCAGATCACTACAACCTTAACGCCAATCGTGGGGCGCACTTGCTAGGTCAGGCAGCGCACGAAAGTGGTAACTTTATGATCAGCGAAGAAAACCTAAACTACCGCGCGTCTACTATGTGCCGTGTGTGGCCTTCTCGCTTTGCCTCAGAGGCCGAAGCTGCGCCATACGCAATGAACCCGCAGAAGCTGGCAAACAAGGTCTATAACGGGCGCATGGGCAATGCGGCGGGGTCAAATGATGGCTGGCTGTACGCTGGAAAAGGTTTCATTCAGTTGACTGGCAAGGACAACGTGCGAGCATTTGCCGAACATATTGGGCGTGACAGTCTTGTAGACGATCCATCACCCATTGCTGATGAGCTTGCTATGGACAGCGCAATCTTCTTTTTTGAGAAAAACGGGCTGTTTGGACTTGCTGACAAAGGTGTGAATGACAGTATCATTAAGAGTATTACAAAGCGTGTGAATGGCGGCTACCATGGTCTTGATGATCGTATCGAAAAGACCAAGAAGATTTACGGGTGGCTATCATAACTTGTTCGGCTTATTTTTTTCAAAAAAGATAACTCGAACAATTGCTCTAATTGTGTATAATCTGGGTAGCAGGAGATTGTTGTATGCCGTTTACTAAACTTCAGTTTCGCCCCGGGATTAACCGTGAAACCACTTCATACACCAATGAGGGTGGTTGGTTTGATATGGACAAGGTGCGCTTTCGCTTTGGATACCCAGAGAAGATTGGCGGCTGGATCAAGCAATCTAGCACCAACTTTCTAGGCACATGCCGTGCTTTGCATCCTTGGGTCGCGCTTGACGGCACAAGCTACATTGGAGTTGGTACACATCTCAAGTATTACATCAACGAAGGTGGTGGTTATTCTGACATCACTCCTATTCGCACTACAACAAGCGCAGGCGATGTAACGTTTACGGCAAACGCAAACACGCTTGGCGATAATGTTGCGATCATTGATACTAACATTACCTTAACGTCAAGTACGGGGTTTCCTGACTCTGGTCGCATCAAGATCAATGATGAAATTATCACATATGCATCAATATCTGGTAATATCTTGACAGGCTGTACTCGTGGTGTAAACGACACCACAGCGGCGGCACACACATCTGGCGATGCAGTTACATGTGCAACATTGCTCGTTTCTGACACAGACCACGGCGCGTTGGAGAATGACTTCGTTACATTCTCAGGGGCCGCAACGCTTGGTGATGCAATAACCGCAGATGTTCTTAACCAAGAATATCAGGTCACAGCGATTGTAGACAGCGATACTTACCAAGTAGAGGCGCGTGAAGTTTCTTCTATTGGCAGTATAACAACATCAACTGGTCTAAACCCAACGTATGTTTTTGCGACGACCTCTGATAGTGGTAGCGGTGGTGCAAGCGTAGTTGGCACGTACCAGATTAACACTGGCCTAGATACGACTATCGTAGGTAACGGTTGGGGTGCAGGAACTTGGGGCCGTGGGGCTTGGGGTTCAGCGTCATCCTTAACAGCATCTGGTCAGACATTGCGTATCTGGTCACACGATAACTTTGGTGAAGACCTTATTATTAACGTGCGTGACGCTGGTATTTACTATTGGGACAAGACAAACGGTACGACCAATCGTGCTGTTCTGCTAGGCTCAACTGGTACCATAGCAGCCATTTCATCGTCTGGTACATCCACAGGCTCTGCGACATACACACGCGTTACACAGGACAGCACAAGCGGCTCTGGCGGTGGTGCAGAGTTTATCATTGAAGCCGTTGGCGGTGTTTACAACATCGTGAGCATTGTTGGTGGTGGTGTGAACTATCAGGTTTCTGATACTTTAACTATTCTTGGAACGAGCTTAGGTGGTGCAACGCCTGCTAATGATTTAACGATTACAGTCGATCAGATAGAGAATTACAACAATACGCCAACTGTTGCGAAGCAGGTTCTTGTTTCTGACCGAGATCGCCATGTGATTGCATTCGGCTGTGACGCCGAAACAGCCCCGGGCATTCAAGACCCCTTGCTTATTCGCTTCTCTGACCAAGAAAACATTCTTAACTGGAATGCAAATGTCGAGAATACGGCAGGTGATTTGCGCATCGGTTCTGGATCGCAGATCGTAACCGCTATCGAAACAAGGCAGCAGGTGCTTGTCTTTACTGACGTATCGCTACACGCCATGCAGTATCTTGGACCTCCATTCACATTTGGCATCAATGCTATCTCTGAAAACATTACGATTGCAGGTCCGCTTGCAGCTATCAACGTTGAAGACAATGTATTCTGGATGGGTGCAGAAGAGTTCTACGTCTACGGCGGTGCCGTGCAACGTTTGCCATGTTCTGTGCGTGATTATGTCTTTACTGACATTAATAACGATCAGCTAGAAAAGGTTACAGCGTCCACCAACACTGCATTCTCTGAGGTAACATGGTTCTATCCATCCGCTTCAAGCAATGAGAATGATCGCTACGTTACCTATAATTATCAGCAAAAAGTATGGTACTATGGCACCTTGTCTCGCACGGTTTGGTTGGATCGTGGTGTAAATGCCGAGCCTATTGCTGCTGCTCCAGATCACTCCTTGTACTTGCATGAAATCGGCTTTGATGACGGCAGCACAAGCCCAGCGCAAGGGATTAGCGCCTACATTGAGTCCAGCCAGATGGACCTTGGAGAAGGCGAACAATTTGTATTCATGAAGCGTCTAATACCAGATATGACGTTCCGTGACTCGTCAAACCCCACACCTAGTGCCACAATGACGCTGAAGGTACGCAACTTCCCCGGCGCAAACTACTCTAACTCGAACAATGGTTCTGTTGCAAAAACAGCTAGTGTCCCGGTTGAGCAGTTCACAGACCAGATATTTGTTCGGCTTAGAGGTAGATCGTTTGCCTTCAGGATTGAAAGCGATGACACTGGAGTTGCATGGAGACTAGGATCGCCAAGGGTAGAAGTGCGGCCTGACGGGAGAAGGTAATGTCTAGAAACCTACCATTACCGTTCTTTCCAGTCCCACCTGAAGAATACGATTATCAATATTTTGCAGAGTTAGTTCGATCATACTCGACATATCTTGAGCAAATACAAAACGCAGGGGAAGGACGTAACACGTTTACAGTCTTTACTGCGCTACAAACAGATGACAGCGGCCTAGAGTTAGGTGGCGTCTTCAATCATGGCGGCTATTTAAAGGTCGCTGAAATCAACACGCCACATGTTCGCGGCTCGCAAGGCACAGGACAGGTTGGATATGTAACGGTGACAACATCATGACAGACACAGTAATTACAATGCCAAATGGGTCAAAATGGCGACCTGCGACAAGCACAGATACAGTCCATTGTGCGACTTGTGATAACGCGGTTGACACGCCAGAGGAGATTGCAAGTTACCCAGATGGCAACTGCCCACAATGCAACAACTCTTGGACAGGCGGTGAAAAACGCAGTACATCTATACAGGTAACGGCACCTGAGCCTATTTCTGGGTCTACACTCTAGTAATTTATACTGACATTTGGTAACTTAATGTCAGCGGTCACGAGGTTTAATATGCAAGACATGGCACAATACGGAAGAAACGGCGATACCATGATGGCTCACGTTAGCCCGGGTGAGATGGTTGTGCCTCAAGATGTTTTGCAGGAAAACCCTCAAATAGCCCGTGGTTTGGGTATGGCCTTTCAAGATTCTGGCATGGACCCACTGCGCTATACAGTCGGTTCTGGGCAAAACAGCATTAACCCCATAACGGGCGAGCCTGAGTTTTTTAAGTGGAGAGACTTATTCAAAAAAGGCTTGGATGTTGGCAAGAAATTTCTTGGTAGCTCCGCAGGTCAAGCTGTAACAACTCAAGTTTTGGGCGATCTTCTTCAAGGTCGCAAGCCAAGCCTACGTGATGCTCTTGTCAGCGGTGCCATTGGCGGTGGACTTGGTGCTTTGACAGGTGACACATCATTAGCTCAAGCGTTTGGCTTTGGAGACATTGATGAAGTGGCTCCTAGCAATATTAAGGGTGGTCGTGGAAACGCCTTCGAAAAGCTCAATGAGCGAAAAGATTATTTAAAATCGGCATTGGAGGGCCAAGAAAAACCAGACCCTATATCAAGTGGCTACAAAGAAGGCTTACTTGGCATAGGTGAGTTCTTTGGCCTTGATCCAAAAGACGGCATAGGCCGTATGCTTAACACAGAGATTGGTGAAGCATTAGCAATGGGCCTTGGCTCTAAGTTGATGGACTCAATCTTCCCACCTGATGACACACCCTCAGCGGCTGATCTTGCAGCGGCACGAGCAAATCGCTCGTATAGAGAGGTCATGGCTGACCCAGATAGAATTAGACTAAGAACAGTGCGCCGACCAAGAGGGACCGCAGATCAAATCAAACAATACTTTGAAGACAATCCAAACCCGAACTCAAACTTCATTCAGTTGAACAAGGGTGGTCCAACATATTTCCCACGCCGTGACGGTGGCATCATGCCGAGCGAAGGTTCTGGCACAAAAGATGATGTTCCTGCTATGCTAACGGCAGGCGAGTTCGTAATGACTCGTGATGCAGTAAAGGGCGCAGGCAACGGTGACGTTAATAGAGGTATCCAGAAAATGTATGGCATGATGGATAAACTGGAGGGCATGGCGTAATGGCTGATACAGTAACAGAATCCACGATAACGCAGGCCCGTCCGCAGTATATTCAAGACATAGATCAGGCACTTCTTGCCCGAATTTTTGGTACGCCCACTACTGAGGAAACGACTGATCCAGTAACTGGAGAAATAATTCCTGCTGGAACTCTGATGGGCGGCATCATTGATGACCCTGAACTATTTAACATTCCAGACTACGATCAGGCGGGTGCCGATCCACTTCAGGCGGCTGTAACGGCTACACTTGGTGATGCAGAGCAACGCCAAGCGTTTATGGATCGCTATATCCCGTACTTTCAGACGGATGATGGCAAGCCACGCTATTTGCCAGAAGCAGGTACTGCGTTAGAAACTGGCGCAACATCTATTGGAAAAGCACTTACAGATTACTTTCCAGATGCGAAGACATATTTGCAAGAGGGCCGTGGCACTACAGGCGTAAAGAACATCTATGACACTGCGTTGTCAGGTGTTCGTAGCGACATTCAGCAAGGCACAGATACTTTTGATGCGCAAGGCCGCGCACAAAATCTACTAGGCGGTGCTAAAACAACAATCGAAGGTGGTCTTGGTCAGTTCTCACCTTCAAGTCTAGACTCAGGCGGTCAATTTGGCGCAGAAGGTGCCTTTGATCGCAGAACTGGTCGTGCATTTGAACTTGCCGAGCAAGGCTTAGGTAGCTTTGATCCAACTAGCGTAACAGAGTTTATGGACCCCTACAAAGAGCAGGTCATTGATGCTGCTCTTAAAAAGATTGATCGTGAGGGTGCGAAGCGTCGTCAAGCGGGTGCAGCGCAGGCGATTGGTGCAGGTGCTTTTGGCGGTTCTCGTGCGGGTGTTCAAGCCGCAGAAACTGAACGTGCTATCGAAGAAACAAAGCAACAAACCGTTGCGAACCTTTTGTCTCAAGGTTACGACAAGTCCATGGCGAACGCTATGGCGACTGACGAGGCCGAGCGCAAACGTGCATTACAGGCATCTGGTCTAACTGGTGAGCTAGGTGCAAAAGGCACTATTATTGAATCACAGGCGTTTGAAGATGCAGCGAAACGTGGTCTAGCCGCCGCAACTACCGAAGGCCAAATGAAGCAAAAAGCATATGAAGATGCCATGAAGCGTCAATTGGCAGGCGGTCAGGAGCTTGGTCGCTTGGGCACAACGCAGTTGGGCGCAGAGGCACAGGCATTTGAGTCTGGTGAAGATCGTATGCTGAAAGCGGCTGACATGTATCGTAGCATGGGTCTTTCAAGTGCAGAGGCGCAAGCAAGAGCGGCTGAAGACGAAAAGAAACGCAGCCTAGAAGCAGGCCGTTTGATGGGTGGCCTTGGTCAGACATACGGTCAGATCGGCGGTGCGCAAGCTGACATCGGTCAAGCATATGGTCAGTTAGCAGGCACAGCGGCAGACATTGGTCGCGTGTTTGCAGGTATGTCTCCTGCCGATATGCAGTTCATGTACGAAATGGGCGGCAAAGAGCGTCAATATGCTCAACAGGCCGAAGACTTCAAGCGTCAGAATGAGCTATCGAAAACGCAGCAAGCCTTGGCACCATACAGCTACGGTCAGACATTCGTGGCAGGATCGCCATCAGCGTCTATGTATAGCCAATATACACAGACACCGCAGACACAAGTAGACCCATTCATGCAGGGCGTTGGAACATACGCAACAATGCAGGGTCTAAACCAAATGGGATAAGAGGTTTATATGGCTAGAAGACCTATGACGCCGCTACAACGGTACGAGGAAGTAGCTCAACGCTATATGGACAACCCAGACCGAACAACGCCTCGTGGCGGTCTAGAAAGTTTGTTTGCTCTTGAGGGGCCAGAAGCGGCAGGAATGTTTGCAAACATACCTAGCGCAAGAACATCCCCCGGTGGTCGCATGGCTTCATTTATAGAAATGGCAGATGCAGGTCTTCCACCTGAGCTACTTGAGAGCTATGCGGAGCGGACAATGGATGACTCACTGTCTGTACCGCTTGAGGGTCTTTATGAAGACGAAGGTGGATTTTTCGGTGGTACTGGCAACATAAAAACGCCGTCAGGCCAGTCTTTTAGCTTTGGTGAATCTGATCTTGGCGCAATGGAAAAAGCCCGTCGCGCTATTCAAGATGCCGCAGCCCCGGGCCGTTTTGAGGACGTAGGAAACTTGCGTCAACGTGAGATACTAGCAGACGAAGCGGCTCGCATTGCAGCTATGGATGATGACGCAGATGTGTTTGCAGCGGACTCAGTTGATGAGATTGGTGCATTACTTTCGCAGATAGATGCGAAGCCTAAGCCCAAACCTGCTGTTGATGATCAAATGCCAACGCCTGAAGAAACTCTTCAAGCGGCTACGACAGGTGGACGTGGCACAACTGTTGAAAAACCGGGCGAACGCGCAGCTTATATGAAGATGCGTGAATCTTTGACAAAAGACTCGAAAAAGACAAACGCGGCTGAAGAAGCGTTCAACGCAGCTATGGCTGATGTATCAAAACCCAAGAAGGGTGAGTCCAAAGCGGATGCAATTGCTCGGTATAAGAAAGAGTTTCAGGAAGCCACAGGAATTGATGCAAGCGGTAAGATCGACAAAAGCCGTGCTCTTATGGCGTTTGGTCTTGCATTAATGAATAACAAAACAGGTGGCAAAGGCTTCTCTGGTGCTCTTCAAGCGTTGAGCACAGCGGGTGAAGCAGCGATGCCATATATAGACAAGGCAACTGCGGACGCAAAAGCTGCACAGCTTGCGGCAGGTCAATACGCATTGCAGCAGCGTCGTGCAGATGTTGATGCGGCATTAGCGGCAGCAAAAGCCGATAAAGATTTTGCTCAAGAGAAATACCTGAAATGGTATGAATCCAATTTAAAAATGAAAGAGCAAGACGCAAAAGCTACTTTAGATGCGAATTTAGAAGTCTTGAAGGCTCAGACAACTGGTGGCGACTATAGCAAGACTAAGGATCGGAAGTTTGTAGACGGTCAAGGCTCATCAGAATCATGGAAAGTTCCATATGTCTATGATTCGAAAGACCCGAACGGTGGCTTCTTCCTAAAGCCTGAAGCTGCAATTCGTAAGCACATTCAAGGTCGTGATGGTGTTGTTGATGCGCGTGAGACAATTGAAGCGTTGCGTACAGCGGCGACAGAGATTGCAGAGGGCGGCGGTACTGTAGAAGTCGCATACCAAAAGCTACACTCTTTGATGAAGGCTATCGCTCCGTCACAGTATTTGACTGGTGAGCCGACTAACGTCGAAGACTACAACTACGAAACGAAAAAGCTGCTCAACCAATACAAGCGTTTTCTTACACAAGAGACTGGTAATGGCATTTCAAACAAAGACGTTGAAATGTGGACAGATGATTTGATGGGTAACATTGGCTTCTTTACAAACCTTGATGCTTCATTAAACGCGCTTGATGGTCTTGATCAAATCTTCGCTGCAAAGCAAAATGACTTTGATAACGCACTTGAAGAGTTGCTTGATCCATCTAACCACCAAGCAGGAACTTATGATAAGATTCTTGAAAAGTATGGTACGTTTGAAGACCTGCAAGGATTAGGTTCACTTGTGTTTGTGGATGGTAAGCTAGTTAGGAAATAGTAATGCCTGAGATTCAGCTTGAAATCAGACCCGGAGAGTTTATCCCTTTTGAAATCAAAGGGGATAAGCCAACGTATCCTGAGATGCTACAAGCCGAGCGTTTGATCAAGCAAATGGACAGGCCAGTTTCTCCACTTGCCTCTAAAGATGAAACACCAATTGACAGAGAGACTGGGATTCGAGAATCTAAGTTGCGTCGTCAGTTGGCTCGTGCTGAAACAGGCGGTGAAGAAGAAGCAGTTCTTTCGAAGTACGGATTTCGTGAAGGTGATTACATCCGTGATAGCCGTGGCAATCTTGCCCTAACACCAAGAGGTGCTGCGTTAATTGGCGTAGATACCGATAAACCAATAGCAATTGATGAAAGCGGTTTCTCTCTTATGGACCTACAAGACTTTGTAGGCTCTGCGGGTGAAGAGATTGTTGGTGGTGTTGCAGGTGCGCTTGCAGGGCAAGCAGCAATCCCTGTGCCGCTTCTAGGTGCGGTTATCGGTGCGGGACTTGGTACTGGCGCAGGTAAAGCTGTTGAAGAAGCTACAGAGTCGTTACAGGGCGTACAGCGTCAGGAATTAGGCGACATCGGTGGTGACATCTTAACCGAAGCAGCTATCGGTGCTGCGGGTGAAGGTATCTTTGGTCTTGTTGCTAGAGGTTTCGGCGGGATAGCGGGTCGTGGTCGTGTTGGTGCGAAGTTAACACCGCAAGCGCAGCAAGAAGTCGCAGAGGCCATTGGTTCTAACTATAAACCATCCATTTCAGCTATGGGCGGTCCATCATTGATTGGTCGTCAGCAAGCAATGTCAGAAAAGGCATTGGGCACATCTAAGCGTCTTAGAGACAATCATGATCAAATCATGGCTGACTTAGAAAAGCTAAGATCATATGGTGCTGAAGGTGGTTTGGACATTGATCGCACGGCGGCAGTTTTGACAAACGCTGTTAAGTCAGGCGACACCGCATTGTTGCAAGCTGAAAAGATGGCGACAAACAATCTAATCAAGCACATGGATGACATTGCGGTTCAAATGGGTAAAGCAGCGGACAAAGACGCTGCGCTCAACGCAGACATCCAAAATGCTTTTGTAAATGCTTTCAAGGCATTTGATGATGAAGTTCAAAAGAAATATGCCAACATTCAGAACTTAACAACAAGTGCGGTTGGTGATGCGCGATTGTTTAACACTCGTGGATTGAAAGCAGATGCGCAGGTTGAACTAGATCGTTTAGTCGCAGCGGGTAGTGGTAACCTTGGAAAGTCTCGACAGGCTGTTGATGAATTGATGAAACTGCCAGACGATGCGTCATTCACTCAAATCTACAAAGCTCGTAAAACATTGAATGACACATGGATGGGCAACTATGGCTCAGACAGTGTTAGATTAATGAAAGATAACTTTCTTGATAAGTTGGATGCTTTCATTTCACCACAAGCTGTTGAAAACGCATTCCGTCGCAAGACTTTCCGCGACATGATGGAGTCTGGTGCAGCCACGGCTGAAGACAAGGCATTGATGAGAAAGGTCGCTCAAGAGATTCCTAAAGTCCGCAAGTTTTTTAGCGATGGCATGGATGCGTTTGAAAAAACATCTAGTGCGGCAAGCCTGAAAAGTTTGAACAAAGCAGTAAAGGGTGGGAAAGAACTAAACCCTCAAAATGCTTATAATAACCTTATTAGAGCAGACAACCCTAAGCTCTTAAAAGATGCTCAGTCCGTGATAGAAACCAATCTAGGCAAAGGTGCATTTGATGATATTCGCAATCGTGCCGCAGGCGAATGGTTGCGTAAGGCAATGCGTGAGTCAGGATCAACTTTAGATTCCACAAGAAAGTTTAGTGGTAGCAGATTTAAAGAAAAGCTGGAGGCGCTGGGCACAACAGCCGATGAATTGTTCGGGTCACAAGCAAAAGAAGTCAGAAAGCTGGCTGACCAGCTAGATTCTTTGTCTCTTACTAGAATTGATCAAAGCGTGATTGATGACTTTGTTGCATCCGGGGCGGACGATGCTGGCGTCAATCTGCTAAAAAATGTTCGGGATATTATGAAGGAGAAGGCAGACTTTGACGCAGTTCAAGTCGCTCGCAAACTTCGTAGCGGCAACATCACATCCAGTGAAGCTGCTGATCTTCTTGCAAGCCCATCTATGCGTGGTGAAGACATCACACAGCTAGGCAAGTTCTTTAAAGACAAGCCTGCGGAACGCGCAGAGTTGCAGTCATACTATATGCAAAGTCTGATCGGTGACTTCGAAGATACATTCTTAACAGACAAGAAAGCATTCAAACTGCTATCCAAGCGAATCGAACAGGCTAAAAAGTCTGGCAAGATTGATGCGCTGTTTGATCCAGAAGAAGCGAAAGCTATCGGTTTATTTGGTCAAAACATGAAGGTTCTTGGCGTATCTGCTGAAGGTGGTGATCTTGTTGCCGCCAACATTGCAGCCAGTCCGTTAGAGAATTTGGGAACACTTGCTCGGCTTAGTGTCGTAGGTCGTGTGCTGTCCACAGGACCGTTCTATACAACATTCATGAAGAAGTACGGACCACAGGCGGCAACGCAAAAAACTAAATCTGGAAAGATGAAGGTTTTCTTAGAAACACTAAACGATGTTCTTGGCGCAGCGGCTCGTCAGCAGACTGCTCGTGGCATTGCAGGAGTTACATCCTCATTAGGTGCGGAAGCGGAGCGTATTGCTGAAGGCTTAGGCGAGCAACTTGAATCTCGCGTCCCGGCAGCGCCACAGATAACCCGAACAACTATTCCAGTTCCTGAAGTTGCCCCGGTAGAAATGCCCAGCCTGCCGCAAAGCTCCAGCATTCGTGAGCAGGCAAAGCAAAACCCAGCAGTGGCAGCTACACTACTGGGCGGACTTGGGAATATGGGACTACTCTAGTCTTCAATAACTGAAGCGATACCGCCAATGCCAACTGCGGCAGGGCGGTATGATTGCCGTGCGTTCACACGCGCTTGAATCTCATCGTATGCCTCGTCAATCATGCGCGACAACTGACGCCCAATGGCGCGATCTTCTTTTTCTGCGATATAAACTAATTTGTCGTAAGCCTCTATTGAAACACCGACTGATTTGTATTTTACTGGATTTGGCATAGAGGAATTTCCCATAAATGACGTTTCCTACTGTATATAATCCCAAGCGACGTGGGTCAAGACCCAAGTACGGCAACAAGAAAGTAACTGTGGATGGCATCAAGTTTGACTCCAAGTGGGAGTCAGAGCGGTATTTGTATCTGAAATCGCTCGAACGCGCAGATCGGGTCAAAGACCTTGAACTACAAGTGCGGTACAACATAGCGGTCAATGGTGAAAAGATTTGCGCATACATTGCAGACTTCCGCTATCAAAAGCAGGACAAGAACGGCGACTGGTACGAGGTGGTCGAAGATGCCAAGGGCGTCGAAACCCCTGAGTTTAAACTAAAAAAGAAACTCATGAAGGCTGTTCACGGCATAGAAATATTTTTATCTAAAAAAAGTCGTTGACATATCCCAAGCTATATGGGATAGATAGGGTTCTAGTAATTTAAAGCGGAAAGGAATCGACATGAATAGTCGTGAACTGTTCGAACGTCGAGAAGAACTCAAGTACGTGATTGCGGACTTGAAGGTCGAACTTAAAGACATCGAACAACAAATCTCAGATACATTCTTAGACCAAGCCCGTGATGCGTTACGCGCAGACGGTAAAGACTTTGGCACCACATATATTGTTGCGGGTAATCGTAAGCTCAAAGCTACGGTGCGCAAGAAGGTCGTGTGGGATCAAGATCAGCTTGGTAACGTGTTGCAGTCCATGCCAGAGCAGGATGCACGTCACTATGGAAAACTTACGCTTGCAGTAGATGAGCGTAAATACACAGCCGCACCACCCGCTATTCAAGAAATGCTTGAGCCATGCCGTAGCGTGGAAATTGGTGGTTTCTCAATCGAAGAGGTAGACTAATGGCCCTACAAATTATCACAGCCGATCAACGCCTAGCTGAAAAGAAAGGCCACAAGATCGTAGTATGCGGTGCAAGCGGTGTGGGTAAAACCACACTGGCCCGTACCCTAAATCCTGAATCCACTGTGTTCTTAGACTTAGAGGCAGGGGATGCCGCTATCGAAGGGTTCCCTGTTGACGTTCTACGTCCACGAACATGGCAAGAGTGTCGTGACCTCGCATGTTTTATTGGGGGTCCAAATCCCGCGCTGAGTGAAGATCAGCCATACAGTCAAGCGCACTACGATTATGTCGTGTCGATGTTTGGTGACAGCGTGGAAATGATGTCGAAGTACGATACGCTCTTTGTAGACTCTATTACAGTTGCAGGACGTTTGTGCTTCCAGTGGTGTCTACAGCAACCAGAGGCGCGTTCTGATCGCTCTGGGAAGCTAGATACTCGTGCAGCCTATGGGATGCATGGTCGCGAAATGATGTCTTGGCTAACACACCTGCAACACATCCGCGAAAAGAACGTTATCTTTGTCGGCATCTTAGATGAGATCACAGATGATTATGGGCGCAAGCAATATGCGCTGCAAATTGAAGGCTCGAAAACTGGTCGTGAATTGCCCGGGATTGTTGATGAAATGATCACAATGGCAATTCTAACTGGTGATCACGGTCAGTATCGTGCTTTCGTGTGTCAGCCGTTGAATGAGTGGGGCTATCCCGCAAAAGATCGTTCGGGTAGGCTAGACACGTTGGAAGAACCGCACTTGGGTAAACTTATGGATAAAATGAGTAGCGGTAAGCCAGAACCTAACAAGGAATTGACATTCGTCGATCCCTCAACACAACACTCTAGCGAAGAGGAACAAGTAAATGCTTAATCTTAATGAAGTCCCACAGGACAATAATCCACAGGAACGTGAGTTCTCTCTAATTCCAAACGGCACAGTCTGTCGCGCGGTCATGGTCGTCAAGCAAGGCGATATGGAAATCGCTGAATTTGGCGCAGGTATGTGGTTTAAGAAATCCATGTCCACAGCGGCAAAGTGGATGGAACTTGAGTTCACTATCGTTGGTGGCGAATATGATCGCCGCAAGTTCTGGGATCGCGTCTTTGTCGATGGTGACAAGATGGGTCCAAGCGGTATGCCACAAGCCAAAGAGATTGGTTTACGCACATTGAAGTCATTGGTCGAAAGTGCGCGTAACATTGATCCTGCGGACATGTCGCCGCAGGCACAGCAAGCTCGTAACATTTCTGGCGTTTTTGACTTAAACGCATTGGAAATCTGTGCTAAGGTCGGCATTAAGAAGGGCACAAACGGTTACGCTGATAGCAATCGTCTGATCGCTGCCCTAACACCTAATTCGCGGGAGTTCGTTCCAAGTGGACAAGCTCCTGTAATGCAGACCCCTGCGGCTGCTCAGAATATGCAACAGACTGCCCCTGCGCAGCCTCAAGCATCTGGTGCAGTTCCGTCATGGGCGCAACGCTAATCTAGCGGCAAGGCCAATCCGCGCCTGCTAGACCACGGACAGGGGGGCCGTGGGCCGCAATCCCCCCTCACTTTTCTAGCGAATAGGTGTTCCAATGTTACTACGTCCCTACCAAGAGGTAGCCGTGAATGACGCGCTTTCTGCGCTCGACAAGCACGGCAACACTTTAGTTGTCGCACCAACAGGTGCAGGCAAAACCATCATGCTCTCTGCGCTCGTAGGCAAGCGTCACAAGAAGGGCAAAAAGATTCTAGTCGTTCAGCATCGCGACGAACTTGTTGAGCAAAACGAATCCAAGTTCAAAAAGGTAAATCCCCTGATGACCACAAGTATCGTTAACGGTACGGTCAAACACTGGGAAGGAGATGCCGTGTTCTCAATGGTGCAAACCATTTCGCGTGAACGCAATCTCGCAAAGCGTCCCAAGTTCGATATGGTCGTCATTGACGAAGGCCACCATGCAGCGGCTCCCACGTATCGCCGTGTAATTGACGCTATCCTTGAAGACAATGACACCGCAGAAATCGTGGGCTTCACAGCTACACCCAACCGTGGGGATGGCAAAGGTCTACGTTCGGTTTTCAATAATTGCGCACATCAGATCGAATTAGCAACATTAATTCATGAAGGCTATCTTGTGCGCCCCAAGACGTTTGTCGTTGACCTTGGCGTAAACGATGATCTGAACAAAGTTACTAAGCGCGGCAAAGAGTACGACATGGAAGAGGTCGCCGCGATTATGGACCGCCAAGTCATTAACGATAGAATTGTTCGGGAATGGCAGGATAAGGCAGGTGATCGCAAGACAGTTGTGTTCTGCTCCACAGTCAAACATGCCGAACATCTTTGCGAAGCCTTCCTGCTCGCAGGCATCAAAGCTGATTACGTCACAGGAGAGACAGACAAAGGCGAGCGTGAGCAAATGCTGCATGACCTAGAGCATGGCGACACACAGGTAATTGTGAACGTAGCGGTGCTTACAGAGGGTTTCGATGCTCCACCAGTTTCTTGCGTTGTCCTAACGCGTCCATGCTCCCAGAAGGGCACTATGGTGCAGATGATTGGTCGTGGGCTGCGCATCGTTGATCCTGAGCTATATCCGAATACGGTCAAGACAGACTGCATCGTCATGGACTTTGGAACGTCCGTTATTACGCACGGTTCTCTTGATGACACAGCCAACCTAGATGGCGCAGTCAAGCGAGAGGGTGGCGAAGCTCCAGTTAAGGTATGCCCAGAATGTGAAGCTGAAGTCGCGCCAACCACACGCGAATGTCCATTCTGTGGTCACATCTTCCAGAAAGCCGAAAAAGACGTACTCGAAAACTTTGTGATGACTGAGTACGATCTAATGAAGATGTCGCCATTCTTGTGGATCGAACCATTCCCTGAGAGCGACATTATGATGGCTCTTGGATTCAACGGCGTTGTTTGTATCGCTCCGCTATACGTCAATGACTTTTGGGTCGCTATGGTCAAGCCACAGTCCATGCCAGTGCGCACAGTTGCCATTGGTGACAAGATCAATGCAATGCGAGCAGCGGATGACTTCCTGCGTGAGATCGAAGACGACAATGCAGCAAACAAAACCAAGCGTTGGCTCAACCAGAAAGCATCAGCAAAGCAAATCGAATTGCTACGAAATGCAGGTGTCGAGGTAAACGTCATGGACTTCTCATGGACCAAGTATCGCGCAAGCTGCGCTCTTGGATTCCTATGGGCCGAGCATCGCTACAAGGCTCACTACAATCAAGCGCAACTAAAAATCATGCAACAGGCAGCAGAATGATAAAGCTAATTACAGTACGAGATGGGGCTGACGGACCTGTCGTTTACATGTGGGTAGACGGCAAAGAGGTCGGTCATGTAGAGTTAACCACAAGAGCAACGGCTAATCTAATCGCTGATCTAGCCAAACGCATTGTGGAGAAGCCGAATGCCGAGATTTGAAATGTACCTGATGATTGCTGAACAAGACGATGAAAACGTCGAAACATCAGAGTTCGAAATGGTTTGTTGGGTCAATGATCCCAGTAATATTGCCGAAGTTCAAAAAGCAGCCAATGAGGTCATTCAGGATCATATAGAAGAAGCCGAACATGTTGTCTTGTTCGGTACAGCAACAGTCATCATCGAAGGCCAAGAAGTCTTGAACATCGGCTTTCGAAACAAAGATGCAGACCCGGACGAAATCAATGAAGTCATAGAATTGTTCGGCTCAACAGGAAGGGAGACAATGCATTGACAGTGCCAGCAGCACCAAAGCCAATCGAAGAGTTGGCATTTATACTTGGAAAGTTTGGGTGGGACACCCGATTCTCTGACCTAACAGAAGATCAAGTCCACACACTCATCTTTGGATTACAGGAAGCAGAACGTCTAGCAGCGGAGATTAACATTGGAAAGCTCGAAGAAACCTACTTTAAGTCAACAGGCAGTTGGCCTTCTACTTCAATCCCATTCTAGGATTGATGATCCCGCAGTGGAGCACATCAAAGCAGCAATCGACAATTCGATTGTTGCAAGAGAAGGAAAGCGCGAACGCCGCAAGTATATCGGCGCATCAAGCATTGGTGATGAATGCTCGCGCAAAATACAGTATCGCTACCTGAACCATCCCATAGACGAAGGGAAAGAGTTTAGCGCACAAACGCTGCGCATTTTTGAGTTCGGTCATCACATCGAAGATTATGTCGCCAAGTGGTTTCGTGACGCAGGGTTCGATCTGCGCACAGAAGATAAGAACGGCGAACAGTTCGGTTTCTCAATCGCTGACGGCGAAATCAGAGGTCACATCGACGGTGTGCTATGTGGCGGTCCAGTTGAAATGGACTACCCATGCCTGTGGGAAAACAAATCAGCGAACGATAAAAAGTTCCAATCATTTGTTCGGCATGGTGTAGCAAAAGCAAATCCAACATACGCAACACAGATTGCGCTATACCAAACGTACATGGAGCTAACGGACAACCCCGCGCTGTTTACCGTAGTCAATAAAAATACATCAGAAGTCTACTACGAACTGGTTCCGTACAATCCTGTGCTCGCACAGCAAGCGAGCGATAAGGCAGTAAATATATTGACGGCTGCAAAAGCCAATGACATGCTGCCTCGAATAGCGCAAAGCAAAGATTTTTTTCTCTGCAAATTCTGTGAATACCAGAATACTTGTTGGGCTGAATAAAAAAATGGGGCAATGCGAGGAGAGCATCACCCCATATCTAGTAGATCGTTTGGGTATGAGGACAAGATAATGAGTTTGGGAAGGTTTGGCAAGTCATCAAAAGACATCGCAGAGCGTATTTCTCGCGAAGTTCCACGCAGTGTTCAGCGGCAGGCATTAATAGAAACGTACCCGCAGGGAATGATTCGCGGGAATGATTTTATGCTCGGCTCACTGGGTGGTGAAAAGGGTCAATCGCTAAGAATTAATATCGACATCAACAGTCCATGGTTCATGTCTGGCAAAGATTTTGAGTCTGGTGACGGTGTAGGCGGCATTTCAAAAGTGCTAAAAGAAGGTCGCGGTTGGACAATGCAAGAGGTTGCGGATTACTTTGAATCCTACCTCACGCCTGACTATGTGGCCCCACCTGAAAACATCGTAAAGCTCAATAACAATCCGCAGAACTTTCAGGTCACAAACACCACAGCTACCAACGGCTTTCAACAACCCGAACAAAAGCCAGTCAAGCAGCAGATTGGGCCAAACACGCCCTACGAAGATGAGTACACCTACACCGACGAACACGGTGAAGTGCTCGTTACTGTGCGTAAATACTTTGATAGAGATGAGACTGGCGAAATTGTTCGGAATGACTCTGGAAAGCCTAAGAAGCAATTCCGCCAGTTCATGAATGGTCGTCAAGGTTTACCCGAACCTAGACCCCTATACAATATACCCGACATCCTAGCAGCCGACAAGGTTATCTGGGTCGAGGGGGAGAAGTGCGCGGACGCACTCACGGAACTCGGATATGCAGCTACCTGCACCATTGGTGGTTCGGGCATGCTCTCCGAAAACACCGCGCATAAATTTGACTTCTCCCCCTTGCGCAACAAAGAAGTCATCCTCTGGCCTGACAACGATGAGGCAGGCAAACGCCTAGCAAAGATCGTAGAAGCGCAGGCGAAACAAGCAGGGGCAAAGTCAACTTTGATGCTGCACATCCCTGCGTCGAAGCCTGAAAAGTGGGACGCAGCGGACGCTATCGAAGAAGAATTTAGCGTTAGCAACTTCTTGCAAAGCCATGAAAACAAAGTAAAAAAGCCGATCAATCTTTTAGACAATAGTCTGTTGGTCAACGAATACTTTGTTGGCTCGCCACCACAGCAAAAGTTTCTTATCGGAGACACGCTGCCCCTTGGTGTGCCAGTGGTATTCGCAGCGGCAGGTGACTCGGGCAAAGGTATGATGACGCTCGACTTAGCCATGAAGGTCGCCTCTGGCGCATCTATGCAAAACGCATTCGGTGGCCTAGTCGCAGAGCACGGTGATGCAATCATCCTGACCGCAGAGGATGACAAGGACGAGATGCACAGACGTATCTCTCGTCTTGATCCCATGGGCTATCGTGAACACTACGATCACAAGCTGCGCGTTCTACCATTGCCCAACCTCGGCGGCGTATTCCCAATCATGATGAAGGTCGATAACTCTTACGAAGTGGGTCCAGACTTCTCTCGCATCTACGATCAAATGCTAGAGATGGATAATCTTAAGCTCATCGTTATTGACCCGCTCGCATCATTTGTTCACGCAGATGTGAACGCTGATCCCGCAGCGGGTGCTGCATTCATGGGTCTGCTCGCACAGATGGCAACAGAGACAGGTGCAACTGTCATGGTCAACCACCACATGGCGAAGATCAGAGACAACGATCCAGTCACAACACCAGAGCAAGCGCGAAATCTTATTCGCGGCACATCCGCTATCGTTGATGGCGTTCGCTCGGCATTCGCTGTCTGGTCTGTCGATGAGGGAACAGCCAAGCAACGCTGTCGTGACCTCAACATTCCATATACACGAAACGGTGTGTTTGACGGCGCAGTCGTTAAATCCAACGGTCCTGCCAATCGTGAAATCCGTCACTTCATTCGTAATCCAGACACAGGATTGCTTGAAGATCGTAGCGTGGACATCGCATCGCTTATCCTATCTCAGACGCAGCGTGATCGCCTCGCGCATCTTGTTGATCTAGTCCGTATGCGTGAGAACGAAGGTCGTGCGCTTACCCATGATGGCAAGAACGATGGCGTTTACAATGTCGTTCAAGAATCAGAGCCTAATGAACCATGCATTATCGCTCTCAAGAATGCAGGCCAGCGCACCACAGTTAAAGGATTGGTGACTAAAGCCATGGAGCAAGGCATGATTCGCAAGTACGCGCTGACAACAAGTGGCGAAGAGAAGTGGCTTGGGACTATGGACGGACCCTTGTCTCGCGGAGAATACGAACGTCAAACCGGGCGCGATAACATCTAACACGATAAATTGTTCGGGTTATTACGGTTAACTGCCGGGCGCTCCCGGTTAACTTTTTACTTGCGTCGTATGGGAATACTTGGTATAAATCCCAATCTACAAAGAAGGAGATAGATATGATTCATGTATTCGAAGATCGTCGGCCCTCATTACAAGAGGCCCAAGAACTCGTAGGTGGACTGGTCCAAATGGTTCATTCCCCCACGCATCAAGACTGGCAAATCCTAGTCAATGAGGAAGGCTTGCTCGACGGCTTGCCGTTCAATGACGAGGCTACAAAGCTATGTGGCACAGGTATTGTTGGGGACGCTGTTGTCCTGAAAGGCGAGGCTCGTTGGGATTAATGGTCAATTTGTTTGAGGAATTTAAGAAGCTAGAGAATCGGAACCCAACCGAAAAAGAACTAGCCACAATGATGCAACTGCAACGAGAGCAGGAAGGATGGAAGAACCACAAGAAGCAAGTAAAGGCAGAACCAAAGCCTATGCGTGAACCAAAAACTCCAACAAAGATCAATGACCGAAACGCCTACAAGTGGCCTAAACGGGCATCGGTCCGCGCCAAGCAAATTAATCGAATGCTAAAAGATGGCGTGACAATACAAAAAATAGCTCATTACTTGGACGTAAAAGAAAGCCAAGTCATGGCTGACATCAAAACGTGGGAACTTCCACAAGAGAAAAACAAGTGATCGTGTGGGCAGTGCTATGTAAATGGTCGGACTAATAGCTGCTGTCTTGGACGCCACTGCCCACTGCAACAATTTATCAAAACAGAAAGAGAGGACAAGATGAAATATAAATTAAAACTAAAAAAAGATGAGATGAAGATTAGACGTT